AAAACATTAATTGAGTTCAGAGCCATCCATAGCTTTTTCTTTAGTTCGTATAGATCCACTTCGACCTTTTTACCATTAACGGTATGCGTGCCTTCACCGAGTAGTTCCCACCACTTTGAGGCCTCTATCGATTCATCATAATATCGACTAATGTCCTTTGCGCAATCAACGATCTCTTGGATATCCAACATTTCGTCAAAGACACGACTTGGGTTTGGATATACGTTACGAATGATATGCGTGTAAGAACGACTATGAATAGTCTCCATGAATGCCCACGCCATAACCAACGGCTCAATCTCTGGAACTGACGCAACCGGCATGAGCGTTTCGGTTGGTCCTCGACCCTGAACGGAATCCAATAGGATCTGCCGTTTAAGGTTCGATGTAAAGATATGTTTTTCGTTATCAGTCAGGTTGGCAAAGTCGCCCTTGTCCTTTGATACGTCGACCTCTTCTGGTCGCCAAAAGAAACCTAACTGTTTATCGGTAATCTTATCCAATGTAGGATAACGCAATTGATCATAACGAGCCACATCCACGGGCTCGTCAAAGAACATCATTGACTCAAGGTGAGATTTTTTCTTCTTTTGAAATACTGACATGTGCTTTCCTTATATGACGCAGCTATCACAGTGCTCATCATCTATTGCGGCTGACTCAAGTTCCACTAATGCTTCTTCCTTGAACTCACCGGATCCATCGTAAGTGTTGTTATAATATAGTTGCTTACCACCATACTTGTAAAAAGTAACAATGTCTTTAATCATTTCAGACATAGGTACCTTACCTTCATCAAAGTGCTCAGGATTATAACTCGTGTTCACGGATATTCCCTGATCGATATACTTCTGTAGTACTGCACAGATCTTAAGGTAACCCTGTGGAGATTTTTGATCCCACAGCAGATCGTACTTATTTTTAAGATGGTGGTACCCAGGAACTACCTGAGCCATTACACCATCCTTTGACTGCTTATACGATACCAACGCACGAGGTGGTTCAATACCATTCGTGGAGTTGGATATCTGAGCAGATGTTTCTGCTGGCATCAACGCCATCAGAGTAGAGTTACGAATGCCTGATGTTTTCAGTTGCTTTCGTAGACCTTTCCAATCCATTCTCTGTTTAGGTTTGACGAGTTCATCAACGTCCTTCTTATAGGTGTCAACAGGAAGAACTCCGTCACCATACTTTGATTCGTTGATCAATGGAATGGATCCTTGCTCTGCTGCTAAATCAGCAGATGCCTTGATTAGGTAATATGACCATGCCTCAGCGTATTCATCAATAGTGGCCAATGCTTCTTCGTTATATCCCAATCCTCTTTTCGCCAAAAAGTAAGCAAGGTTAATAATACCAATCCCAAGAGGACGACGGTTCCGTGTGGAAACTTCGGCTGCTTTAACAGGATAAGCTTGGTAATCGAGAAGAGCATCCAGCGATCTAACGGCGAGATTACAGTATTTTTCAAAGTCTTTAGGTTCATTAATGAGTCCCCAGTTAATTGCTGATAACGTACACAGCGAGATCTCACCCTCGTCGTCGTTTGCTGAGTTTAATGGTTTAGTTGGAAGATCAATCTCACAACATAGATTTGACTGCCTGATTGGAGCAAGGTCTGATTTGAACGCGCCGTGATCGTTTGCATGGTCGACATTCATTAGGTAGATTCTACCAGTGTCCTTTCTCTCCTTGATGAACTGACTAAAGACATCAATCGCTGGCATAGAGTTTTTACGAATGGATGTCTTGCGCTCATACTTTTCGTATAACTCACGAAACTTGTCTTGGTCCGCATAGAATGCTTCGTATAGTCCAGGGACATCATCAGGCGAAAAGAACGTAATGTTACCACCTGATAGTAGCCTTTCATACATCAGTTTATTGAACTGAAATGCATAGTCCATATGACGGACTCGGTTCTCTTCGGTACCCTTGTTGTTTTTAAGTACTACAAGATCATCAAACTCTAAATGCCAAATTGGGAGATATACAGTTGCTGCACCGCCGCGCACTCCTCCCTGACTACACGATTTGACCGCAGCCTGGAAGTACTTAAGAAACGGGATAAGTCCTGTGTGTACAATTGAGCCATCCGCAATCTTAGATCCGAGTGCTCTGATACTCCCTGCGCTAATTCCAATTCCTGCCTTTTTAGAAATGTACCGAACAATCGACGTCGCCGTTGCGTTGATTGAATCCAGGCTATCTCCGCTTTCAATGAGGACACATGAAGAGAACTGACGAGTAGGTGTACGCACGCCAGCCATAATCGGAGTCGGTAGCGAAATGTAAAATTGTGAGATTGCATCATAAAACTCCTTTACCCATTTCATACGGGTATCTTTTGGATAGTTTATAAACAGTGTGGCTGCAATCATCATATACAGCATCTGCGGAGTTTCGTAGTATTCTTTGGTCCTACGGTCCTGCACGAGATACTTGCCACGGAACTGTTCCATACCAACAAATGTAAACATATCGTCACGTTCGTGTTTGATGTATGATCCTAATTGATCTATCTCATCACGGGTATATTCCTCCATGATGGATCCATCGTATACACCACGGGATACGTTCTCAATGATAAGTTGAGCCAAGGGCCAAGGTTCGTATTGACCATAGACCTCTTTACGCAACTTGTAGTTAATTAGACGTGAGGCAACATACTGATAGTTAATCGTTCTATCAGATATCAGCTCTGCCGCCGATTTGATTAAAAGCTCATGAATGTCATAGGCTGGGATCTTATCGTATAACTGAATATTTGCCTTGATTTCAATCTCTGATATAGACACGCCAGTGATATCTGCAGTTGCCCACTCGAGTACTTTATGGACTTTATCAAGGTCGAACGGCTCAGTTCGGCCGTCCCTTTTAGTAACAAAAATATTATCTGCCATCAAGTGACTCCAATTTTCTAAATGATAAGACTATTATACCACAAAAAGGCTAGGATGTAAACCCTATTGTGTGTCTTTTTTCGTATTTTTTTCTAAAGAATTTTCGTAGTAAACAATGACTTCTTTTTGCTGAAGTATGTACCTACGAAGTTCGGCCATGTTCAAGGACATTGCCTCGTAGCCGCGGACTGACATAGCAACGAATACCAATTGGCCGTTCTCATCCGTAAAACGACTTTCGAACTCATCATAGTTCTCGGCGGTGACAACAAAAAACTCAACGTCGGCCAAAGAAAGACCTTTTGGTCTATCAGCCAATGGGATATCTTTTTCTATGATCTGAGGTACGGTTACTATCTTCTCTTGTGGAGAGAACAGTGCGCAGCCACCGAGTACACTAGTTGCTAGTAGCAGACTCGAGATCGTCAAATAGTTTTTTGGTTGCATCATTAATTCTACTTTCGATTAGTCCAGGTTTACGAATCGCCAAGCGAGTAAGGTCGTGTTCCTGAAGTTTATTCAATAGCTCATCCTGATAGGATTCTGCTGCTTGTAAAGACTCGTTAAGCTGAGTGTTTAGCTCAGCTTGCCTTGCCGCAGTTTGTTCCATTTGGTCTATTACGACTTCCTGGGCGTCAACTGCTGTTTCTAGTTTTGCTGCGTTTTCAGTTAGTAGTTTGATCTGAGCCTGAGTGTCTTTATAGTAAAAGTAACCACCTACGGCAACCGTCGCCAACACTGATCCCATAATCAAATAAACCTTCAATCCACCAAACATTATACGTCTCTTTTAAGAACGCTCATAACTTTATTTTGGATGGCCTTTGCCCAAAACGGTTGAGGAAAGTTCCAACCGATAAATGCGCCAACTGCTACCCAGATAAGTACGTCAATCATTCTATTTCTCCTGTTTCTTTTTAGGTCCATTTGCACGACGGAACAACTTGCTCACGTCCCACCTAGACCTGCGATCCATTTTCACGGGGCGACCTGTTGGGTTCAGATCAACGCCACCGTCCGTACCGACCGCGTTTACGGGTGCATCTTCTGGTACACAGTTGGGAACTGTTCTTTTTCCCTTTTTCTTAGTACCGACTTGCTTATAACCATCCCAGCAAGGACTATCTTCATCAATGGTTTCTTCTTTTAGTCTATCCATAATCCAAGCTTTAGCGTTGGCTTTACTGTACTCAGTGGTTTCCCACTCCCAGTCTCGTCTACGCTTATCCCAAACCATAACTTTCCACTCGCCTTTATGGCGTTCGTTGTGGTCTAGTGCTTTTTCTATTTGATATTTCTTTCCACCGATAGTAGCTTGTATTTCGCCATTAGGACCAGCTCTTTTCCAACGAGGAGCAGCAGCTTCTTGTAATTCTTCATCCATAGTAGCTACCCAAAAGCTAAAATTTTTCATCGCAACAAGTCTCCGGAAGATACAAATATGTCCTGCTTAGTTTGAACATGCTTAATTTTATATATACTTTCGCCTAAGACAAGACCTGACGGTTCTGTCCCTTCGTCAACTAAAACAGTAGTTCCTTTACGAGCAATCATTTCACCAGTCAGTGGACTAGCGATATCCTGCGCCAACTTAAACACACCAGGAGATAGTGTGTTATTCTCTTGTACGTGCCACGCGTTATCCTCAGCAAGTAGACTATCAATGTCTATTCCTACCTCGGCAAAAGCATGGGCCATTTGCTCATCGGACATCTTAGTGTGTTCCTTGAGCAAAAACAAAGCTGCGGCATAGGAAGAGATACGACTCTTACCGAACGGCAACTTTTCTAAAATTCTTTTGATATTAAATACGAGTCTAAAGAATACGCTGTATGAATCCTTTTCCTCAGACGTAGAAGGTTTCTTTAGGTTCTTTCCGTTTCCGTCAATAAGACCTAACTTATAGGCATCCAGTTCTTCCCACGGTGTGACCAACGTGCGAATGAATCTGTATGTGTAATATACATCTGCTGCTCTAGAAACAATGCCCATTATAGATTCCTTAGTACCTCTATAACATTTTCGTCAAGAGGAATGTCGTTATACTCATTCGTCTTAAGGTAATGAAGAAAGATAAGAAAGGTTTTAATAAGGGGCCAGCAATGAGGTTCAAACTTATAGAACATCATGCGGTTTGCTGCAGGAATACCAAACACATTGTATAGTATAATAATGTGGTTTAGTATCAATCTTTCCTGCAGATCCCCCTTGTCAAAATACCTTTTCATCAATCGTTTCAAATACTTAAAACGGTTTAAGTCATCATAAAACTCTTCTTCTGAAGTACACTGCGGATTACTATAATACTTTGCAGCAAACTCCAAAAAGTTTTCATCATTCAATTCATCAAAAGACTTCATAATTGCGTAACCTCAATAATATCATTATACTGATATTTATTGGTTACTTACGAACGTCCTTTAGTCTTTTATCGCCTTTACGACCAGCAGCTTGTTTAACCTTTTCAGAACCATCCTGCTTTTTAGTCTCAGGATTATCCTTTACGTCAACCTTATGCTTATCGGCAAAATCCTTTTCACCAGCTGCGCGTGGTTCAAGCTTCTCTTGATCCTCAGGCTTTGGTTTCATCTGAGCGGAAGCTGCTTCACTGATCGCTTCAAACTCTTTCGTGAGTTGATCAATTGCAGACTCTGGAAGACTATCGATAAATGCATCGAGTTCGTCATCGCTCATCTCAAGAATAGTATCCCAATCATAGGATTCCTTCTTGACTGATTTTGATATTGCCTTACGACGCTTGTGAAGATACTCATCAGAATCATCGACGTCTCCGTCGTTATCGATGTCTTTATCTTTACGATCGTCAAAATCTTTTTTAACGGCCTTTTTGTTGACAGGATCCATTGCTTCATCTTTTTTCATATGATAACCTTTGTCATCGCAATGATCGCATCCTTTGCCTTCACACTTAGGACAATCAACCTTGTCCTCATCATCATTTTCTTTGGCCATTTTCTTTTCGTCAAGCATGCTCAAATACGCTTGAGCGATACTCTTAAGTTCGTTGTCTAGCGACATTTGAGTGCTCCTTTAATTACTCTAGTATTCCAAGTGCCATTGATATTGCTCCGGCACAGATTGTGATTGCCGCCGCAGCGACCATCCAGAAGAACTTGCCTAATGTTTTCAGATCAGCAGAGTTGGCTGACGAAGTTAGTTCAAGCTCATGGATCTTTTTAGTGTTCTCATCCACGCTAGTTTTTATATCACGCGTATCCTCAATGAGAACAGAAATCTTTTCTTCAGCTCTTGCGATGGAAACAACAGCGTCGGCTAGTTTATCTAGCTTCTCTTCCATCACTATCATTCTCTTTTGATCATGGGCGGTTTGTTCCATGTGTACATCAAATTTGTCTGATAGTTTTGTGAGCAGTTCTTGCTCGCGTTTAGTTGCCATGGTAGTTAATCCCCTAGTTATCTACTTTTGCTCCGCCTCGCCACTGGTAACAACTCCAGTATCGGGCTTTCCATTTTGGTCCAGGATTGTCACAGTTATGTCTGGCACGGAAAGACTTTCGACGAGCTGGGTCGTCTCTTTTGATTTCCATTTTAGGGTCACCAAAGCGTACAATAACAACATTACCACTATCGTTCTTAGTGTATACTGCAAACTTTTTAGGACCACCCGACGTTCTAAACGGATCATTTAGTTTAACTTTCTTACCCTGATATTCGGCTTCAGTGATTTCAAGATTCTCGTAAAGATCACACTCTTCACAGTATTGATCCACTACGTCTTGATTATAACTATTGAATTTTTTCACCTTAGCCTCCAAACTCATGACCTGCCACGCGCTTCATTTGTTTATTAAATTCTTGCTGCGATGGCTTATCTTTATAGAGCTTTATAGATATCTCCGGACGATCCTTACCTTTGATCCTCCAGTTAAGCCCCTTCTCTTTATGTTCAGGTTTCGTAGTCTTAACGACTCTTCTCTTGTAACCTGCTTCCCAGGTTTCTGAACCTTCCTTAGTATAATCTAGAAAAGACTTCATTACTTTACCATCTTAGCTAAACCAGCAACATCAACAGTCTTAAACGAAC